TGTATTCTAACTCAATATCTCTTATCATTCTCGTGGGCTAGTTCGCCCAAAGGCTCTGCGGTTGCAGGGCCTTTTTTTGTTATGTGTTTGGGTCTTCGAACCAGCAGAAGCCAGTAGTTCCATTTGATGAATAACATCGACGGGTTAAGCCAGTTGTTTGCTCGATAGGTTGTTTGTGGCAGTTTGCAACAACCTTACCACAGACTGTGGCTTCTTTTGCTGTAGAGAGGTGTTTGGTATCTGCGGTGCAGACGTCACTAGAAAAGGTAGGTGAGGTGCAGTTGTAGTTGTTTCTGATATCAGAAACAACGTTTGCATCACCAAGAGCATCAAGTGAACCAGTTACTAGACCAGGTCCGAAGCTATTTAGATGAAATGAATTACAGGCAGACAAGCTTATAATTAAACAGCCGATCACACAAATTCGAACAAGCATAATAACCCCCGTTATCTGCTCTTATATTGAGAGTGGGTAGGGGGAGAGTCAACTATAAGGAGTTTTAGATATGGCAGAATCAAGAGGTCGTCCCGGATCGCACGGTCCCGGAGGGCGGAATTCCAATAATAACGGTAACGGGAACCAAGGGCCTGATTTTGGAGGCGGAGGCGATAACGATTATGGCAATTCGAAACCGAGTGTCGGGCGGCATAATGTTAAAGGCTATTCTCACCAATCCTTTGGCCCACAAGGTCTTGATTTCTTTGGGGGCGCAAATGGTTACGACAAGCTGACAGAAGAGCAGCGAAGAAGGGTTGCCAGGTTCAGAAGTCCATTTGCAGCATTTATGCATCGCTTTGGCTCTTTCCTTGTTCCAGGGGTTGATTCACATTTAAGCATTGACCCTCAAACAGGTGAGCTTGCTTCTGTCGATGAGTTTGATGCTATCGGAATGACAACCGGTATTATGGGAACCGGTGGGAAAAATCCGGTAGGAACGTTTTTCAATCGTGGATATCAGATAGCGAACAGACTTGGGTATGGCGCCCCAACGTATAATTCTACCCGTCCTCACAGTAGCTTCAACAATGGTTCGCAAGGTCGCCCCGGCGTGGGAAGCGGTCACGGATTTTCAGGTGGAGGCAATCCGGGTGGTCGACCAGAAAATAACAGCCGATCATCACTAAGCAGATCATTTAACAAAAGCAACTCTGTTTATGATCAGGCACAACATATTCTCTATCCGCAGGAAGAGGAAAATACATCCTTTGGGGTTGGTGTGAGCCAAGGAAAGTCGAAGGTCAGGAGAGCGCGGAACTTGTCCACCCTGAATGTGAGAAGACCGAGGTTTGGACGGGGGTGATTGTTATCAAAGGTGGCCGAATCCTGAAATTAAAAAACCAAGTATTGCGACAATGGACAACAAGCAGAGGCCACCTAAGATTATGTATAAGATAAAAGTTACTATCTTTGATTCTTTATGTGTTTTTTGATCCAGCACATTAAATCCCCTGATGTATGTTTAGAATAATATTATTTATTAACAGAGAGCTAAACAAGCTGTTTGCATTTCATAACGAATGCAGTTGTCATTTTCCATGTATTATTCCATAGGCCTCATGTTTTCACACATGGGGCTTTTTTATGAGAAAAATATGCAATTAGCAGAGACGATTGTTAATAGAAAGAGCGCGTTACAGCAAGAATGCCAGAAGTATGACAAGTTGGGAAAAGTTAACTCGCAGATTCAGTTGCCTGTTCGAGGGTGTTTTGCTTTTTAATGGCGAAATAAATCCAGAAAAGATCGAACTTTAGGTAGATTACCTGCAGAAAGAAAGCGTAATTTACGACAGTCTCAATGACTTTATAGGTGTTGGCTGTTTCGGGATCTGGAATTAGGTTGAGATCATCAATGTCATATTCGATCATAAGACCGGTTATGTATGCCAGGGTTGCCAGATAAATGCAGAAAAAGAGCAGGTGAATAGCCGCACCCCACCTTTTTCTCAAATACCAGCGGTGTCCGCCGAAGATACCTGTGAAGATCCAGAGTAAATATGCGGCGAATAATGATTTTTTAGCCATGAAACCCTTGCGTTTCTTTAATGGTTAAATATCCATAACTGTCGATAATCAGTTACAATAAGCTCTACGAAGCGTTATATTTTTTACAGGATTTAGGAGCAGTTCACATGCCTCATATAGAGTATGAGGTTTGGGGGATATGAACCTTTTTGATCTTGTTGCCGACTGACAGTATAAATCTGTACGTAATTTATTGTCGGAGGACAAAATGGGTTGGGTTCTTTTTCTTGTCGGTCTGGTGGGAATCACGTTCGGGATGTGGGGGATGTATACGGATGCTGGCCGGGTTCGGTTTGATGAAATGGATGGCCTTTACCCGATGTTCAGTGCCTTGGCTGGCGGAATCTTGGTTATCATTTCCATTTTTGTGATTTATTATCGCAGCCGTTGAATACACTCTGCTAAAACTTGTCAAAACTCTTTAAAATTTATCGAAACCCCGGGCGAGAAAAAACAGGCAAGGAAGCGCGGTATAGACGGTGATAAGCAAAAGCCAGAATTGGGTGAGTTGATAATAAAAGCCGGGTTGGTTGATAAAGAGGAAATAGGAAATCCCGCCAGCATAGGCTATGGTAATAACTATACTTATTGTTGGGGATATTCGCTCACTTACCCAGACGGACAGACATAGGTGTGGAAAGAGGATAAGCAAAAAAAGATCTAATAATCTTTGTTTGAAAATCATTGGGATAGCCCGCGAATTGGTAAACTTTTTATCTTCATCTGAGTGGTTATCTATCATTATCAAATTTAACTTTTTTTGAGTATTTTTCCTCTCGGTATTCAGGAGGATTTTTCATTGCTTGTGTAGCCCAATTTGTATCTCTCTTTAGGTTTTCAGTTAGAGGTATCGTTAATAATTATATGTGCTGATGAATAGTGATTGGGCGCAAATCTTAAGTCAAGATATGATGGCGGGGTCATCTTTTAAGAAAATGATTGTAAAATTACCTAATTTGATTAGGGTTGTTACGACTGATTGATTGTACCGAACGCCGCAAACCTCCTAGAGGGGCGCGGCGTTTTGGTGTGTATCAAGAGTTATCCGCCAAGATTTTGTTGGTGTTTGAATTACAGAACATTCGACAGATTGAATTTTTCAGAGAATATCGCGATATTCTTCGTAAAGTCCCAGAGGCTCAAACATGCATTGCATTGGATCGTGTTCTGATATGGGACGAAAGCGGTGGCTTTTGGTTTGTAGCGCTTTTTGATCTTGTGCTTGCAGGGGAATGCCCTGTGCCATCTTGTTGAATACTTTGTGCTGATCCGGGGTCATGAGGTTATTCCATGCGTCTTTGTTGCTACAGGCACATATTTGGGATTGTTCTTCCGGTGTTAAATTTACAAGCCTGTCGACGGCTTTTTTCATAAAACGTTTTTGTTTTTGGGTGATCTGAGGGTGATCAATAAACTGATTAAGTTCTTCGACAATACCATTCTTCATCTGGTTGGTCGTGATCTGTTTCATACATCCCAGATAACCAATAGACATACCTGGTTCATCAAACAGGCCGTTTACTTGCTCTAGCTCTTTTAGAATTTCCGGGGGATATTTAGTAAATTCGCCACTTCTCATTTGGCGTTCGAGTTCTTTGACATCAACTGATTGCGCGTATGAGATATTGCTTATTGTCGAACTTAATATGAAAAATATCAAAGCAAGGAAGCGCATGAGTTAATCCTGTCAGATGAAAGTATACTTACATTATGAACAAGTGGTTTGTATTTGGACAAGATTGGGGCGGTAGAATAGTACGTATTTTGAATTTGATTAATGATAGAAAACAAAAGACCCGATTTAATTGTGAGTTATGTTAGAGTGTTGATGCTTCGAGTTCAAATAATTTTCAATAATATTTTAAAGGTAGGGAAAGAGGGCAGCCGTCGGAAAAGACAACATATTTTTATGATACTTTTTGTTCTTATGATTTTGGCATTAATATTTTTATGGGAAAATGCGTCTTCTCATAAAAAAGCTCCACTGATGTGGGGCTTTTTTGTGTTGGGCAGGAGTTGTTGAGGCTGAAAAGGAGATTAGGATGCCGGGGTATAGTTCGCCAAGTGGTCACGGAAGCGATATTGGAGATCGTAGAAGTAATAGTCCTGGCCGTGGCCCGGGGGGAAACCCTGGGGGAGGTCGGGACAAGAAAGATTGGAGTAAAAGAAATGCTGATGCAAGGGCAAGAGCTAAAGCTCAAAAAGCTGCCAAGCCAAAGGAAGTTGTCAAAGAAAAGAAAGGAGGATGGAAACCTACTCCAAATATCGAGGAGATGGAGTTTTATGATCCTACCTTAGATTGGCAACAAAATGTGGATCGTTATAATCAAAGTCAGGGTATAGGGAAGTATGGAGGAAACTCAAATTCCAAACTTGGTTTTCATGAGATGCGTAATAGATCTCAACTCAAAACACCTGCTGCGAAACAAGCCTATTCGCAAAGAATTGCAGAAATAAACCATCCTGTTCAATCTGCATTACGAGGTTTTTTATCTCAGTTTGTTCCAGGAGTAGTCGCATCAAAACTTACATACGACGCTCAAGGGAATCTTGCAGATTATACTGAATTTGACCCTATTGATATGGCGACAGATTTACTTGCTGTCGGTAGTAATCCGGGAATAGGAAAAGCGCCTCAAATGGCTTATGGTGCCTTGAGACAAGTAGGGTATGGGGCAAAGCCTTATGCATCTATCCGATCACTGTCAGATGGAATGGCGCAGGCTGCTCAAAGTAGCCGGCAGCAAATGTCTCAGCGGAATTCATCGAATACAACTAGTAGATCTGTATATGATAGGGCTGCTCAACAATTATACCTAAACATCCAGAATGAAGATGATTTACCCAACTTAGGCATTGGCGTTTCTCAAGGAAAACCAAAAGTACGCAGGGCACCAAAACTCTCAAAGCTAAAAGCCAGACGTGCAAATTTTGGAAGGGTTAGATAAATGGGATTGGCTAGTTTTTCATCTTATAAACGCGAACCTGAAAAAGATAGAGATGCCGGGTTTTTAGGTAATAGTCTCTCATCTAATCGGGAAAACCAAAATACCTCGCGGTCCTCTGGTAGTTCTATCGGAAGTTTTCAAGCTCTTGGCGGCTATAGTGGTTGGCGTTCTCCTGAACAGATTTTATATCCAAGCGTGAACAATCCAAAACCTTTGTTGTCGCCCTACACCAGCTTGAACCCGTCACCTGTTCGGCGTGTTCGTGGTTTGGCGACATTGAGTTTGTATCGTCCTGAGTACAACAAAATTATGTAAGAATTTTCTTCGTTATACTTTGTTTGAGCATGGAGATAACGGTATATTCGTTCTTGGATAAATAGGTCCTCTGAAAGACATTATCTATTTGCAACTTGATCGCTTTGTAGAGATTAAAAATCATGACTGAGAAGTCTTGAACCCCTTGCATTTAATGCGGGGGGTTTTGTTTTTTGGGGATCCGATATAATGAACTGGAGATCTTATGGAGCTTGCTGAAAAGGTAATTAATCGTCAGGCCGCATTGGCAAATGAACGATCCAAGTTTGACAAGATCTGGATGGAAACGGCTGAACGTCTTGACCCCTTTGGATCAATTCTGGAGGGCAGACGTGGTGATATGTCAAAGATGTTCAGTTCCCGCCCTCTGCAGGATCTGGCACGTTTTTCTGCGGCAATCGAGAGTTTGCTTATTCCCCGGGGATCAATTTGGCACGGTCTGGAACCTGTTGATGATGATCTGCGAGAGAGCGATGAAATTCAGGCGTGGGCAGAACAGCGCACCAAAAAGCTCTTTTCCGTTCGATATATGGCAAGATCTGGCTTCGTTTCAAATACGCAGCGAATGTTTCGGTCTTTGGGGTGTTATGGCAATCAGGTGCTGATGACTGAAGAAGTTCTGTCCAGAGGCCCCGGGGGCGAGGATTTGCCACCTATTCGATATCGTATGATTCCGATTATTGAGTGCTTTCTGGCGACTACGGCCTGGGGGCAGATTGATACCTTTTACCGGGTTTATAAACTTACATTACGGCAAATCATTGATGAATTCGGTCTGGAGGCTTTACCAGAGTTTTTGACTTCCCGATTGGACAAGCCTGATTTACTGGAAGAAAAGTTTGAAATTATCCATGCCATAGACACGACCCTGAGTGGGGATACGCAAACTTTACTTCCCTGGCCGTCTGTTCATGTTCTTAAAGGACATCATCATGTCTTGAGACAGTCCGGCTATTATGAATTCCCCATTCACGCGTCATCATTTGTAGAGAGTGATGGCGAAGCCTATGGATGGGGACCGGGCATGATGGCCTTGCCGGATATCAAACAGCTCAATGTGATGAACAAAACCACGATTGCGGCGGCTGAACAGGCGGTATCACCTGCTTTTGCAACGGTTCAGAAACTCAAACGCAGATTGAACCTGAGCGCCAATGCGATCAATCCGGATCTGGTCACCGATGATGGGCGTTTAAAAATTCAACCCATCGTGACGGGGGCACGACCAGATATCGGGGAGCAGCTAATCGCCAAGAAACAGATGGATATCAGTGCGAATTTTTACGGTGATCTGTGGCAAATTCTTGTGAACAAGCCTGATATGACAGCCTATGAAGCAGCTTTGCGGGCACAGGAAAAGAACGAGTTGATTGGCCCGCCCTTTGCCAAGCAGGAAGAAATGCTGGCGTCTATGGTAATGCGTGAAAATGCAATCCTTGAACGTCAGGCGGAAGATGGCATTATTGATCTGCCGCCGCGGCCTGATGGACTGGAGGGGAAAAGCCTGACCCTGAAATTTACCAGCCCTATGGCGAAACTACGTCGTGCGGCGGAAGATGTAGGTATTCAACGTACGCTGGAAACCGCGGCACAACAAGCACAGTTCGACCCGACAATTATGGATAATTTTGACCACGACCGGATTATTCGTGCCCGTGCGGATATCAATGGGATGCCCGCGGATTTGATGCGTCCTGTGGAAGAGGTTCAGGCAAGCCGACAAGCAAAAATCCAAGCCGAGCAACAGCAGTTAATGGCGGCGCAGCAGGCACAGGATGTCGATACTGCGGGGAAAGCCTTGCCAATTATGGAAGCACTTGGTGCTGCTGGCCTTGGTTTCGAAGGGGAGATTGATCCCAATCAAACACCGAAAGGCGATGTTTAAACCATGCTTAAAGGGTGGCCTTTTCCCCTCAAAAAACAACATGAGCTCGTCGAGGCTTACAGCCGGCTTTTTGCATCATCTGATGGTCAGATTGTTTTGGCAGATATTCTTGATCAGGCGCAGGCTTTTGAAGCAACGCCCCCTGATGGACCATCAATATTCAATGACGGTAAACGCGCTGTCGCGTTCGATATTCTTCGGAAAGCTTCTGTTAGTTCTGACTTAAGAGCAGAGTTGGCAAAGGCGGCTTACTTAAAACAAGAGGAAGATACGCAATATGAGTGATGATCACGGTTTAAGCGGTTCAGCCGTTTCAGGCTCTGGCTTCTCTGGCCCTACGTTTTCAGGTCATGAGTTTTCGGGACCTGAAAGTCCCGGTTATTCGCAACCTTCCCCATATCAACCCGCATCGCAAGATAGCGGGTTTTTTCATGCCGAAAATTCTGGTGGGGGTGAAGGTTTGAATAGGCCATCAGCGGTGGATGCCGAAGCTTCGTCTAATGATGATTGGCAAGAGGGCAAAACTCAGCCCGCCGATCAGGCGACGGAGAGGGATGGGTATCTTAAGTTACCATCAGATGGCGCAAGTGAAGATGAAATTGATGCCTTTTATGCGGCGCTGGGTGTTCCCGAAACGCCGGATGGCTATGAGTTGCAGGTTCCGGAAGAACTCGGTTCTCAGCATAGCGAGGAAGACTGGAAAGCTTATACCGGAGCCATCAGCGAACTTTCACACGCGCTGGGACTTTCGCCAGAACAGGCGCAGGCGCTGGCCGATATGGATTTACAAGCCAAAACACAATCCATGGAGAACCTGGAACGTGAACAGGAACAATATTTAACGCAACAAATTGAGGAAACCACAGAAACGCTTCGCGAAGAGTGGGGATCTAAAATGGATGTGAATGTCAGAACCGCCAATCGTGCCTTGAAGGCATTGGGTGGTTCTGAACTTGAGGGGGTGTTGTCTGAAGCCGGGGTTCTAAACGACCCCGTTGTCATTCGCGCCTTTCATAAAGCTGGCCTCTCCCTGGTAGAGGACAGCAGCCCCGGCGGTGCCGGTGCAACCAGACGCAACAAATCTGCTGCGGAAATTCTCTACCCATCATCTACTAAGGAAGGCTGATTATGGCAACACTTGGAAATACCTTTGTCGATCTTATCGATATCTACAAACAAACTGATCCGAATGGTTCTACGGCAACCATTATCGAGCTTCTCAAACAGCAAAATCCTATTCTGGATGATGCGATTGCAATGGAGTGTAATAAAGGATCGGAACATCTACATACCATTCGTACCGGTTTACCGTCTGTTTCCTGGGGCGCGTTGTATCAGGGAATCACACAGTCAAAAGCCAAACAACAGCAGGTCACGGATACAACGGGCTATCTGGAAGCACTGGCAACCATTGATGAACGTGTTCTGAATCTGTCCAAAAATGAAGCTGGTGTTCGCCTTAACGAAGCCATGGCGTTCATGGAATCAATGAATCAGGAAGCGGCTTCGGGTCTGTTCTATCATGATACAGCTTCAACCCCGGAAAAGTTCAAAGGGCTTTCTGCACGATTTAATGCCATTGGTGGCGGGGGTGCCGGTGAACAGGTCATTGATGCAGGTGGAACCGGATCGGATAACACATCTATCTGGTTTGTAACCTGGGGTGATCGCCATTGTCATCTGCTTTATCCGCAAGGTACTAAAGCTGGCCTGCAACGAGATGATATGGGCCGCCAACGTGTTTTGGATGAAAACAACAATCCATATTATGTGAAGGAAGAAAAGTTCACATGGCATCTTGGGCTGGCCGTGAAAGACTGGCGCTATGTATCTCGTGTTGCAAATATTGATGTATCCCAAATGCAGGCGGGTAATGTGAAGCTCTATGATTTCATGCGTAAAGCTTATTACAAGCTGCAAAGTCGTATTCGTCGCGGTGATGCGGCAGGTGGTCGTCAGGTTATCTATTGTAATCGTGATGTGCTTGAAGCTCTGGATGCATTGGCCACCAATGCCGGGGCCGGGGATAATTTTGTACGCTTGAAAGACAGTGAGCTGGAAGGGCAGGAAGTTCTGACCTATCGCGGTATTCCAATTCGTGAAACCGATGCGTTGCTCAATACCGAAGCACGCGTTCTGTCTGCTTAATCCCTATAAAATTCAGGACCGAATTTAGAGAGAGATTTAATATGATTCATAGTAAACAACTCACCTTATCTGATCAGCAGGCAATTACCAGCACTGCTGCGTCAACCAATATTCTTGATTTGGGTACAACCGGGACTGTTATCGGTGCCTCTGCGGCGCTGCCAAGTAACCCCGGTGATGGGACTGCGGTGCCGTTGAATGTGCAGGTGACAGAGGGTTTTAACAACCTGACATCACTTAAAATCGCGATTGAAGTGGACAGCACGACAAGCTTCTCTTCCCCACGCGAAGTACTGTCTCAGTCTATTGTGCAGGCTGATCTTGTTGCAGGCAGACAGACGTCTTTCCACATTTTGCCAAAAGGTCTGGATGAACGTTATATGCGTCTGCGCTATACGGTGACGGGTTCTAACCCGACCAATGGCAAGATTTCTGCGGCAATTGTCGCCGGAGTGCAGAGTTAATGGCGTTGCGGGCAAAAGCCGCGAAAGGAACGACAGCCAAGAGATCGCGTGGTTCTGCCAAAGCAGTGTCTGTGACAAGTCCTGCTACTGTATCAAAAGCAGACGAGTTGAAGGTACGCGCGATTGCTTTGGGGTATTACGGCGCCCAGCTCCGGGAAGAGGGGGATACTTTTGAGCTAAGAGACCCTGAACATTTTTCATCCAGTTGGATGGAAAAGATCTGATGTCATCAAGGATTGAGTTCCTTTGATGTTTGAGAAAGCGGGAGATCAGAAAACTGGTCTCCCGCTTTTGTATTATCCCATAACTACAGGTCAGGAAAACAGATGAGCAGCAAAGTTGAAATCTGTCGGGATGCTTTGCAGATCCTGGGTGATAAATCCATTGTTTCCTTGGATGAAAACAGCAAGGAAGCGCGTCAATGCAAGATCGCCTATCCCAGAGCAGTCGAAACCGTTTTGCGTGCCTATCCCTGGTCGTGCGCTATTCGTCGGGTGAAACTGGCTGCATCCGCTGAGGCATCAGCCTTTGGTGAATGGAAACGATATCGACGCCCGGTTGATGATATTCAGGTTTTGCCTATCACCACAACAGGGGAAGCCAATGGCCTGCCCGTGACATATCAACTGGAAGGGCGATACATCCTGTGTCATCAGTCCGCACCGCTTTATTACCGCTATATCAGTAGTGAAGTGGAACCGTCTGACATGCCACCGGACTTGCGTCGTGTTGTGGCGGCTCAACTGGCTGTGAGGCTGGCAGAGGTTTTAACCGGGTCACAAACCAAACTGAATATGGCCCTTGGCCTCTATCGGAATGATCTGGCACTGGCCAAGTCCAATGACATGATGGAAGACGGTGTGAGTGATATGGTGTCTTCGTCCTGGGTGGAGGCGCGAAACTGATGCCACCAAGAACCCTTCAGGCCAGCTTTATTCGCGGGGAAATCACCCCCCGATTACATGGACGCGAAGATACGCAGCTCTACCAGACAGGCTTGGCCCTGTGTGAGAACTGGATTGTGTTACCCCATGGTGGCATGACGCGCCGTCCGGGGACACGGTTTGTGGCAAAGGCGAAACACGCCGATAAACAGTGCCGTCTTATTTCGTTCGAATACTCAACAGAAGACGCCTATATTCTGGAAATCGGTGATCTTTACATGCGGTTTTACCGTGATTTCGGACAAATCGAAAAAGACGATGCTCCTTATGAGATAACCACACCTTACAAGGAAGAAGAGTTGTTTGATCTGGTCTTTACCCAGACGGAAAACAGCCTGTGGATTGTGCACAAGGATCACCCGCCCAAAGAATTAAAACGCAACGATCATGCCGACTGGTCTCTGGCGGATATTACCTTTACGTCAAAGCCGGCAGAATGGAAGGCCGGGAACTATCCCAGACGCTGTTCCTTTTATCAGCAGCGATCTATCTTTGCTTCGCCACCTGATCAACCGCAAACCATCTGGACGTCGAAAACATCCAACGAGAAAAATTTCACTTTAGGCACCAATGCCGACGATGCCTTCAAGGCCACGATCAAGGCGGGGCAGGTCAACCACATTCAATGGATGGTCGAGGGACGTGCCCTAATGATGGGCACATCCGGGGCAACAAGAACATTGAGCGGATCGTCTGCCAATGAAGCCCTGACCGTGACTTCGGTGATCAATCGCCGTCATACGACCGAAGGATCAGCCGCTATTCCACCGATCCAGAAGGGGGAAGTGGCTCTCTTTTTAAGTCGGAACAGAAAACGGTTGCACGAGTTTGTCTTTTCGTTTGAGCGCGACAGCTTTATTGCGCCTGACCAGACCTTTTTATCCCAGCATATTACGGGTACCGGGATCAAGGATATGGATATGGTCAACGACCCTGATTCCATTATCTGGATGGTGCGGGATGATGGACAACTGGTTGGCGTTACCTATGAAAAATCACAGGAAGTTGTCGCCTTTCATCGCCATAAACTGGGCGGATCAACCGATGACCATGATTGGGGGGAAGTTGAGACCGTTGCTGTAACCTATGAAGCCAAACGGGAAGTTCTGTGGCTGTCGGTGAAGCGCAAAGTCAACGGCGAGGTCGTGCGTCATATCGAGTTTATGGAAGCCGGGTTTGACGATGGTCTGGATAAAAAAGATGCCTTCTTTGTGGATTGTGGCGGAACCTATGAAGGGGATGCCGCAAACACCATTAACGGTTTCGATCATCTGGTGGGCGAAGAGGTGGATATCCTGCACGACGGCAAGGTATCGCCGCGATCAATCGTGACAAGTGATGGGAAGGTATCGCTAAAGAATAACCGTACAGGTTTGAAGATTACGGCCGGCTTGCCTTACCAATCGGTCGTACAGCCCTTGTCCCCGATCGTCGCGCTGCAAAATGGGACTGGTAGAGGCAAGAAAAAACGGGTTGTTTCCATGGGTGTGGATGTCATGAACACGGGAACAATCGAAGCTGGTGATACGCTGGCAGATACCCAAACGCATATCTTTCGCGATGGTTCGACACCCTTTGGGCAGTCCCCGGATCTCTATACGGGGTATCTGGAAATTGATCCGGAAAACGGCTTTAGCGACAAGGCACAAATTTTTATCCGCGCAAGACAACCACTCCCGGCAACAATCAGGTCACTGATCACAGAAGTACAGTCAGAGGGGTAGTTCCTTCTCACGTTTTGCTTTTATCGGGGCGTTATTATTGAGGCATAAAATGGAAAACCTTCGTATTATAAAAGACTTTACTGGTTCATCGCAGAAACGCTCCCAAAAAGCGCCTGAAACAGTTGATGAACTTCTAAGACGTATTGATCAACTGACTGAAGGTGCAACAACTAATTTCTATAAGGCATATTCCGAGATTGCTTTAGTTCTTGATGAAAAACCTGAAATATTGGGGATAGATCGAAATTCTGATGCCTATGAAAAAACGAAAACATGGTTTGAACGGGCTGTAGAAATTAATAGTAATGATCCTCGAAGTTCAGCAAATAAATTCATACGCGCAGTTTCTAAGTATGGATTGCTTTATTCAGGAAAGTCACTTGTCAATAAAGATGGTAAAGATCGCCTTGCTGATACAACCAATATCATTGGAAGTAATGTTATTGGTTATATCCTTGATCAAAAGACAGTACCAAACATCAGCGAAATTATTAATGCAGAAATTGATGGCGCCTTAAAGCAGGGAGGACAAGATTTGGCCGGTTGGGGAGGTGCGTTTTATTTTTGGGACCATAAGCTAAAATCAGGCGAAACAATTGGCGAAACAATAAAGAAAAATCCCGAACAGCTAGAAAAATTTTTGGCAATTAATGCGGCTGCGACCCGTTACACAATGGGATCTGAGTGGGATGAAGACGATTATGGAGAGTTTTTTGAGGGGATTTGGTTCGGCATGAATGCACCGGTTCCTAGTAGTATTCAAGATGAAATCACTTGGAGAGTAATAACAAAGGACTATATCGGCAATCCTGACAGAGTTGGTGAATGGACTTATAATGAGAAGAGGAGCCAATGGGGAAAACCTGCGGGATTGAGAGAGTCTAGAGCCGTAAAGTTAACACCTACCTCACAAGAAGTTACAGAACTTAGCTTAAGAAGGCAGGCTCGTCTTAAACATCAAAACATCGATTTTGATAATATAGATGTGCTTGGAAATCGCGATAATTCAGACAACGTTGCTCCTGTTAATAGGAAGGAAAATTTACTGGACCAATTCTTCCCTGATAATGTTTTGCCTGGACATGATGATTTTGAGTTTTGGTCTGGGAAAAAGAGTAATTTACATCAGAGAGAACAAGAAAGCATAAATCAGTTCGATAGCGCCAAAGAAAAAGAAAGTTTAGGGCTTTTAAATGGTCTGCCTAGGAACTCTTTGATGTCTTCTCAATTAAGTAAGCCATCAAAGTTTATTCAATGACATTTATTTTGGTCTTTGAAAATAAGATAGCTGCTCAGGGATACGGGAGTTATTGCTAAAACGCCACTACCTACCGAAAAAAGACAAAACAGGAAATAAGTATAATCTTCCAAGTGTCGTGCTGTCGCGATGTCATGGTTTTCTTCTACTGTTTCCAAAAGAACAGGCGGGTACAGTTCAGATAGTGCGTCATAGCAAAAAATAATCGTAAGTATGAACCACATGACAGATGTAAATAATGTTGTATATCTGAGGGAATATATAAAGTTAGGTGGTAAATCTAACTTGTTTTTCAAAGTCTTGAAATAGCTATCCAGCTTTTGTCTTTTTATCAGGTAAAAAGGAATTGTGATCGTCAAAAGTAGGGCGATTATGAGGATAGAGATCAATACTGTTGATAAAAATATTCCCCAATATTTTCTGTATATATAAATATCGGGGGGCGTGTCCCAGCTATAGTACATTGTGAAATCAGATGGTTTTGCAAACACTAGGGATATGCACAGGAGTACACAGAAGATGGTTGCAGAGACGCAGGCGAGTGTACTGTACGCCAAGCAACGTTTTTTGAATTCAGCTTCGATTTTATCGATTAGAGAATGCATAGAAAACAGCACCTGTTTACTTAATACACGTAATGGTAGCTGGTTTGAGGCCTTTGAACAATTAAATAAAGTGATGTCGACTAAGTGGCGGTGATGTTGCGTCGTTTGGAGAGTTTCAAACATGTTATGAATATATTGCTGATGCTGATCAAGTTTTGACAAGAAATCTAAAATAAAGGGTAAAGCGATGGGGTTTTTAAAAAAACTGTTTAAAGGTGTTAAAAAAGTTTTGAAGGGTGCGGCCCCTGCTATTGGTGCGCTGGCAGGGATTGGCGGTTTGTCGTCGACGGCTGGTTTACTCGGGGCGGGTGGGGCACTTTTTAACGGCTTTTCCGAACGCAAACGCGCAAAAAAACAGGCTAAAATGGCAAGGCGGTTTGCTGCGCAGGAGGCCGCGATCAGTCGACGCAATACACAACGTTTGGCGGGGCAACAGCGTGCCAATTTTGCAGCTGCGGGTTTGAAAATTGAAGGTAGTCCGGCTCTGTTGATTGAAGAGACAGAAAAGTTGGGGGCGCAGGAAGTTGATAATATTCTCTACGCCGGAAATCAGCAGGCCAAAGCTCATAAGCGTGCCGGAAACAACGCCATGATCGGTGGTTTTCTGAATGCGGGACCAAGCTTCTTATAGATAATGATATAGGAGATAGAGATCTAATCCCGTTATATCTTATGGTTGAATAAAGTGGTGCTTTCTGAGTTAATTGGCTATCTGGGTTTGATAAAAAAATGAGATAGTAAAATGTTTCTTACCGCTATTCAGTCACGTTTTAAGGAAATAGAATTCAAGCGGGTATTGAAAGCTTTCGTTATTTCTATACTGGTTCTTTTTTTTCTGACCTTTGCGTATGAATTTATTGATAAACTTTATTATGACTTCACTTTGATAGATGAAGCGAACCCGCAAAAGGTAACTCTACTTCTGGACAGAGCTCTGGAGTTGATCATAAAGTTTTCGCTTTATTTAACTCTCTATCAAATCCCGTCAAATTTGCCTGTTCTCCTAGGGGGATTGGTCCTGAACTTTTTTAAAGTGAAGCGGATCATTTGGACATATCTGCTATTTGTTATCTGCTTCATTTCATATGATGTTTATAACCTTTTCAATTTTATGTATCCGCGTGAAGGTACATCAACCTTTGGGTATAGCACGAGGGATTGCGTGGCTATTGTTGATTATGTTCGAACAGCTTGCGGGTACGAAATCTGGGCAAAAGGTTTTTTTGTGGATTTAGCTGAGGGTTTGATTGGCGCAGCTGTTTATCTAAGATGCTATCAAAGAGGAAGCAAAGAGAATGTCGGACAAGTGGCAATTAAATGAGGATGGCACGGCAACTTTTTTCACGGATGAATATGGCCCTGTCACAATTGATCAAGATAACTTTTTTGATACGTTTGGTGACGATATCATTGATGTTAAAAAGAGCCATGAGGATTATCACGAATACGGCTTTTTACATGACCTTGGTATTTCAACTAAAGATATTGATCATGAAGTTGTATCCGCAGCTTTGGCAACCTTTGCAACTCCGTTAGGACCCAAGTATGGAAGTTTTGCTGGGCCAGGGTTCGTAAAGCATTCCTCGGCTCATTCCGGTGTTGTGACAAATTATACAACAAACTTGCACCTTCTTGATCCAGGGTTGGTACAACGGTCTATCGTCGTGAAAGATGGAAATTACCATATTCGTACTGTGGGTATAGGCACAGGTAATCTGAGAGAGAAAAATTTAAAATACGCAGAGGATGTTTGGGGATTTGCGGATAAAAGAATAAAGAATTGGATTGAAACTTTCCAAGAAAGTGACAGTTTACGAATGGTTCCGACACACAAAAAAATAATTGGCGATGAAATAGAAAAATCAGTACTTCAAGACCGCCTATCCGGTGTTCTCGGCTCTGATGAGGCTGTGTCTGAGAAAAGCATTGATCGTAAGAATTCATTATATTCTCATACTCTTTTAAAAGATCCAGAGGATGCCATTGATACAGATGAAACCTTGTCAGAGCGTATGCGACCAGGTTCTATGAAATCTCAAATAGATAATTTCGATACTGGTATAGAAAACAATGTGGCCGGGTTCTTGAGTAACTTTTCAAACAACGGACTGTTACGGGCACAGTGAATGCCAATGATTTAATATCTCTGTAAGCATCGCTCCCCCTATCTCTTTAGTTTTTTCTTTGGATCCAAGCAGAATTGCTGGATCTATTTTTTTTGCCCAAATTTCAGTGGGTTCAAGCTTAGAAGGTTATCGAAAATGCCAAATATCCCTGATAGTCGAGCCCCAGCTACAGTTCGATTTGAATTACCAGATGAAAACATTGGTGCTGTTACGAAAGGCCTTTCCAGGCTTGCAAAAGCTGTTCATGAAAAAGATAAAAAGAAGAAAGAGGAAGAAAAAGCACGCAAACAAGAACCTGCTACTGCCGATGTTGATCCTGCTGAGAGCCCACAAGACGAAAGTGTCATCGAAGGAGTGAAATCTGATCTGAGGGACGCATCGGAATACATGCAGGAAAAATTGCGTGATATTGATCTGTACGAAGAAATGTCAGAATTTGCGTCTGGTCTTTATCAGGGGATCAAGGAGCAGCTTGGCTTTACAGACAGTTCGCCATCAAAAATTGATGAAGAAATCAATTCGGCCTATGCGAATATAAAAACTGACCTGATGACACGGCAGAATTTCAAAGGTGAAGATGAGGCCGCCGCCTTTAGTCAGCGGTTTGACGAAAAGGCTCGTTTTGATCAGCAGTCTCTAAGGGCTTTTAAACAGGAAATCATCAAAGAGAAAATTCATACGACCGTAGATCGCCATATTGAAAAGTATGGTTCCGGTGTTGTTGGTAATCCTGATACCCTGACGGATGCCATTATCGTTATTGATAGTAATATCAATGATCTTGCACCGGGCATAGGGCGTGAGGCTGCGGTTGAAAAAAGCAGAGAAGCACGTAGAAGTTTGTTATCCTTTGCGCTACAGGGACACGCGAAACAAGGGAACTATGACGCATTACAATCCTTGTTGGACGGCGTTGACCCGGCAACAGGAGCAGCGATTAATATTGATGAGTACGTGAACCGCGAAGATAAGGGGTATTTTCAATCCATTGCCTCAAAAGGAATTGTTCGCAATGAGGCCACAAGACTTCTGGATGATATTTATTCTGCGGGGCTTTCCGAAGAAGATTTGCTTAGAACGCTGGAATATTATCCTGATCAGTTAGTGGGCGAAGAGGCGGCTCTTCTCTGGCGAAATGAACGACGCCTTCAAGCTAAAGAACAAAGAGAGAGAGTAAAAGGGCAGCGTTATTTTGCGTGGAATTTCCTTGTCGAAAACAAAGGAAATATCGATATTAATGATCTTTCGCTGGATTTAAGTCAATCAGATCGAAATCAGATCGCAGAATATGCTGATCAGATAATCGCCGGGGATAACGATTTTTCTCCTGATGTTAAGTTCAGACGTGAGCAAGGTTCACGTGCCTTATACGAACTTAAAGCGTTGCAAGTCGCTGATCCTGAAGCTTTTCCAAATTATGATTTATCTCATTACTTTAAGGATTTATCACCAAAGCAAATCAACGAAGTTATAGCTATGCAGCAAAGTGAGCCGGATCCTCGTTTAGCTGCCAATTTTAAATTGCGTGAACGCTTGGCGCAAAGAGCTTGGGAAAGCATTACTGGAAGTGATGGACAAGGAGAGCTTGATCGCCATGCTTTTGTCGATTTCCGAATTCGCCTTGATGAACGGATTGACGAATATAACGGCACGCAAAAAGAACCTGCTGGACCTTTTGAAATAGAGCAAATCGTCAATGACATGGTCGCCAATGGTGAGGTGGTTCAGCCTGTGCAAGGGAATGAGGTTATTCGCGGCGAAGAGGAGCGTGATGTACTTGTCGGTGATGGGGACCCTGTTTTTGCCGAGGATGTGATTAAGGGCACTCATGAATGGTACGAATTCTTAGCAGATCTTAGATCTTCTAACCCTGATGAGTTTTCTAAATTACCGATAAAAGATCAAAAGGCATCAACAGCTTATTGGATGCATAATAGGGGAGGGACGACTGGTACTTCTGTTACTGCAATTGCACAGACGAAAGAGCATCGTCAACAATCATTAATTGCTGGTAATAACGTTTTATATCAAGAAGATGTTCTTTCTTGGGAGAAAGACGTTACAGAGGAGTTAATTCGTAATACTGGTATCGATAAAGGTTTGGCCACTGATATTGCTACTGTAATTTCATTTACTCCTGTTGGTTCAGCTTTGGATATCGGAGAAGGGCTTTTAAATGCGTCAGTTGCTTTTGAACAAGGCGATATTGAAAAAGGATTAGGTTATCTGGGTGAGGCAGGAATGTCTGCTTTGAAAATAAATAAATTGAAAAAATTGTTTGTTAAAAGCGGTGTAAAAGCTCAACGCATAATTTCAGACGCATTACCTGATTTAGCGGCGAGAAAGATGTTTAAAGCTTTATCAAAACAAGGTCTATCTTCTGGGGTTGTGAAGGATAGTATTTTCAGAGCATTCAGAAACGGCTTTAATCCGGGAGAGGCTCTTGCCTATGGTGTGTTTTCTGCCAACGCTAAGAAGGTAATAGATTCCGCATTTCAAGCATTTAAGGGTGAGATTCTTTCAGAGAATAAACAAAGAATAATTAGAGAAAAAATAGAATCTGTTCTTTATCGTGAAGGTAGTAAATTTTTAAAAGATGTTTCTGAGAAAGCCAAAAGTAAAGCTGTTAAAACACTAATAGATGAATGGTTTGAAAATTCAAAGTTACAGTAATGTTATAACGCGAGATGAATTGTTCGTCTCCGATCCGCCATCTATAATCGTTCTTGGATAAACAGGTCTCAACCTCTGCTATTTAGTGGAGGTTTTTTATTGGGAAAATCTGACATGACTATTTCTGCGACACCGCGGAGGGCCTCTTACACCGGGGATGGCTCTACGGTAACTTTTGCTGTGCCCTTTAAGTTCCTTGCCGATAGCCACTTGAAGGTTGTGGTGACAACCCCAGGCGGAGCTGAAAGCTTTGTAACGCCTTCGCAAATAAGTGGAGCGGGGGCCGAAAGTGGAGGCTCTATTACGCTTACTAATGCTCCTGCTACGGGGGATACTATCACCGTTCTCGGGGCGACACCGCTGGAGCAACAAACCGATCTCGCGGTATCAGATGGTATGCCCGCCGATGTTATTGAGACTGCTGTTGATCTTCTTACCATTCAGAATCAGGAACAGGACGTACAGATTGGTCGGGCGATTAAATTACCCATTGCCTATTCCGGTGACGAGCTGCAGTTCCCGGCTCCGGTGCCCAATGAGGTGCCGTACTACGATGAAAACGGTAAGTTGGTGATGTCATCAGTTGGTTTTAGCACCTTGATGTCGACGGTTCAGGATTTGATTAATCTGGCGAATGAAAGTGGTCAGGCACACACTCATGATTTTTCGGTTTTAACGGGGACAGATCAGGTTCTTTTGGCCAGTTTATCCCGAATTCTGGGCGTGAGTTATCCGACCACGGTCAATTCCTATGGCAATACGACAGATAATCCCGTGATTGATCTGACGAAGACTTTTCTGACCTCAATGACGAATAATGGGAACGGGGTGATTACGGCAGATAAAGCCAATAATAACTCGGTTGATGTCTGGGTAACAAATAATCAAAGCGCGGGAACACTGGATATTTCCAGCTTTGATTATGTAAAGGGATCTTTCGGTGTGGGTGATGGTGTTATCACCATCATGCATATGTCTACGGTAAATGGTGTCGCCCGAGTAGCGCTAGAGGTGCTGGAATGAGAGCACTTTATTCAGGTACTGATACTAGCTGGGTCAATGATCTTGAGGCTTCGCTAGCGTTGTGCGCCGGGAAAAAACTGACCTACACACCGTCTGTTACAGGAAACCGCCGTCAGTTTACTGTCATGATGAACGTGCGACGTCACAAATTCGGTGTATTACAGAATATTTTAAGTGCTGGATCTTCGTGGTATCTCTCGTTTGCCGCCACTGATAGATTGTCATTGTATACATCTGCGGCGAATGGTGGGGATTTCTCTCCTAAAAGAGTCTTTAGAGACACTGAATGGTTCTTTCTAGGTATTGCTTACGACACAGTAGCTCGAACAGTTAAGATGGTTATCAACGATCAAGAAGTTGATGAGTGGCATACCAGTACATTGCCGAATGCAAACTACCAATCCAACATGAACCTTGCCGGGGCCATGATGGAATTAGGTGCATTTAACGGTGCGTCGGGGGATGCTGAAGTAACCGTCTCTGATTTCGTGCTACTTGATGGCGAAGTTTTGACACCACAGGAAATGATCAACTATCGGACACAGAATGTACCGTTCGGTAACAACGTTATTACGACGACCAAAAAGTTCACAACCGAGGGTCAACAAGAGCGGTTTTTAGGATTGCATCGCACCGATCCGGCAAGTGGAACAACCAAGATTGAGGATGAAGGACAGCAAATTTCCCGTGTTACTTCTTCATGGGACAGTATCGCTTCAGACATTCTTCCTAATACAGGTAAGTTTCAGTTTGAGGTATCATTAGCTTCAGACGTGACAAACTTGATTGCTGGAATATCGGATGCAAGAGGGGATTACCCAAGAGCGAATGTTAATACGTTTTCTCAAGGTTTGTTTACGGGTGCGGCTTTCAACGCCGTGGGGTTATCTACTCTCGCTTACAATAACGCTCAGGTTAATTATGATCCAACAGAATGGGGGAGTACAAACCCTCACGATGTATTTTCTATGTACTTTGATATGGATTCAAGAACAGCAATTTTAGCGGTCAATGGTGTTGAAATTGTCGCCCCACACCCATTAGATTCAACTGCCGAGAACTTGCGTATATTTATCGATATGCACAGCCTGACTGATCCTGCGTCAGTCAACTTTGGTCAGACCGATTACAAATACCCTAAAGCTGGTTATGGTCCGCTTAAAGAACCCGCCAAGTCTGACCTCAAGCGGTGTAAGTTGTTAAACGGTGGGACACTCTACACAATCCCATTAAAAGAACGTCAACTAAGTTCTGCAAGCGCTGCTTCGGGGTGGCATCAAGCTTACAGCAATTTTACGATGTCCACGGGTAAAATCTATATAGAGCATACGGACAACACTTCGGATACCAACAGTCTTGGCTGGGGAATTTGTTCTGATCTTAATCGCCTACAGACACTAGCAAGTGATACTGTTATGGGAGCTGTAGCAGATAAGGCTGTAGGGCTGTATGTCGATGCTGCGGATCACTACCACAATACTCTCGCTAGCACCTCAATCTCTGGCGTGGCGGGAACATCTGGAAAATTCAATGGTGTACATCGGAATGGCGAAACCACAAAAATGGCTTTTGATTTCGATGCTAACAAATATTGGGTCGGGTCCGATGATGAATGGGAGAATGGAGATCCTGCCACTGGTGCGGGGGGATATAGTCTTCCTGCGGAGAGAGACTGGTGGCTATATGTAAGTTCATTCTCCTACGGCGGCGGCCTGTTTAACTTCGGGGATAGCCCTTGGGATCAAACCCCGCCAACAGGCTTTAAAGGCCCTGCTGAGTTTGACTTTGATAGTTTGCGTAAATCTGGTGATGTAACAAACTATGAATACGGCCCGAACGGTACACAGCTATTATTTGAAGATGGGGGTAATCTTGGTAAATCCACGGCGGGTAACCTTGTGTCATGGACAACACCAGGCATCACATCAGATGGTCAGCTAACGGATACGCCGGGTGATCCTTATGCAATACTAAGCACTATAATGAACGGTGCCTCTGGCATTAGCCACGGCGGTACGCGATTGTCTGCCTCTGGTGTAACCAGACATGCACAAAGTTCTATGCCGATGTCATCAGGAAAATGGTATTGGGAAGTCACAATTTCAGGTGGGGCAAATCCCAACAAAGGGGCCGTCGGTATTGTTCCCGCTGGTGCACTGTTATCTGGTGCTTGGTACATTAATGAGAATACGTATGGATATTACGGTTATAACGGGACTGTTTATTCAAGCAATGTTCAAGGATCTACAGGTCTTACTTACACCATAGGGGATGTAATAGGTGTCGCACTTAATCTTGATACAAATGAAATTGAGTTCTTTAAAAATAGTGTATCCCGTGGAAAATTCCCTGTTAATACTGGAATAGATTATGTCGCAGCAGTTGGGCAAGTTAGCTCTGCTTCAGGCTCGAACATCTGGAATGTCAATTTCGGTCAGAAACCTTTTACGCATTCTGTTCCGGCTGGCTTTAAAGAACTCAAAAGTTCCAATCGGGAAGCACCTAAGTATCACGGGCGGGACAAGTTTGATGTGGTTCTTAGGTCAGCTAACAATAATGAAACCAAGGTTTATCCCGCTGTGAAGCCTGCCGTTGTCTGGACAAAATCCCGCAACGGTTCTTACAGCCATTCTCTTTATGATGTTGTCCGTGGTGCCGGAAAGTATCTCAGGCCCGATACAACGGCTGCTGAGGGAGATTATATCGAAACCCTCAAGTTGTTTGAGGAAGACGGCTATACATTAGGCACTTCAAACGAGAGTAATCGAGCAGGTAATAATTATGTTGATTGGATTTTTAGTCTAGATGGTACGGAAAACACTAATAATGATGGTTCGGTATCTTCACAAGTGATTACTGATAGCTCTGGCTATATGTCTATTGCTACGGCAACAACCCTTGCAGCTGGTGATACTTTAGGGATTGGCATTCAAGATCACGAATTGACTATTTTAAAAGAGCGAAATCAGGCCGGGTTGGATTGGGGTGTTTGGTGTCAGCACATCAGCGACCAGAGCGGTTCGACACAAAAATGGCTCGTTCTAAATTCAACGATTGGTGCAACAGGCCCTGACGGTGTTGTTTTTGGTAAGATGGATAATGGCAAGGTTACTGCGGGGACGTGGGCCGGGGCTATAGGCGATCTTATCACTTACAACTTTAAATCCGTACCAGGTCTTAGCAAGGTATTCAGCTACAAGGCTAATGGATCTTCCAAAGGGCCATTTATTGACCTCGGCTTTAAGGCCCGTTGGGTGATGATTAAAGAGTTTTCAAGTTCAGGCTCGTGGAATCTCTTCGATAGTGAGCGCAACCCAGAGAACTCTTTAGATGATGTTTTGTACGCTAACAATTCATCCGCTGAGGCTTCTTATGGTGCTGGTGATGGCGTTGATTTTACTGCTAACGGGATCACCATCCGAGAAACATCATCCGATTTAAATGCCAGTGCCCAAACCTATATCGGCCTCGCGATTGCAGATGTTGCAGGCGGGGGTGATCTTCCAGCAATTTTGGGGAATTAATCATGAAATATGTCATTGAAAAAAATGGTTCGGCTGTTTCTCAAGTAAGTGCCTGGACGCCTGCTTTTGCAAAGAAATGCAAGTTGTCAGGGAACGCTTCTGCACCAGCCCTGCCTCATACCGTCAAGGGTATTGGTATTCTACGGGCTGTGCGAGTCGAGCGGGTAGCCGTTACCGGATTTCAAATGGCCAACGATAATCCCGGTGTCGTTGTCGGGGATGAGTGGCTAATTACCCAAAGCGTTCAGGACAGGCCGCTTGAGCAGGTTAAAGTCACACTTGTGAACAAGGTCAAGCTGGTCCGGGATCGCATTGTTTCTGGCGGGGTTATCTGGTCGCCGGATGGTGGCAATACAACCTATGAAGTGCAAAGCGACAAAGACAGCCGCTTTGAAATGGCGGGGGCTGTGCAGATACTTGAACACACGGGCGCTACGGAACAGGGGTGGCGGATGCTTGATAACTCAATGGTTGTTCTGTCCTTGAGCCAGCTAAAGGATATGGGCGTAGCTATTCGCAATCATGTCAATGCCTGTTTTGTGCGGCAGGCAGAACTGGAAGCGATTATTGCTGGAGCTGCTACGGTTGATGATTTGCACGCGATTGATCTTGAAGCGGGCTGGCCTACGGAACTGGCGGATCAAGCGGAGGCACTATGATTGATCATCTTATGAGGGGAGAGAATATGGACAAGCTTATAGGGGTGACTGCCGTATCTACCCCTTTATGGCTTCATTATTTTAACACAGGTGTCGCCGTCTGTATTGGTATCGGTGGTCTTGCTTTGTTGGTCTTTCGTATTGCGAAGGCCAGACAGGAATATCTGGAAGTCAAGCGTAGGAATAAAGATGCCCCTTAACTGGTCAGATTACTCCAACTTCTCGGCCTCAGAATTTATTTGTAAGTGTGGCTGTGGTCGTGCCGATATGAACCCAGAATTTATGGTAAAGCTGCAAGAGCTTCGAGACAGGATAGGCCCTCTGGTAATCACAAGTGGGTTTCGTTGCAAGAACCATCCTGTCGAGAAGGGTAAAAAAAGACCCGGCGCACATTCTGCTGGACTTGCTGCGGATATCATTCCGCTTAAAGCAAGGCGTTACGAATTACTCACCACCATTAGCGACATGCGTTTTAAAGGCATTGGGGTTGCTAAGTCTTTCATTCACATAGACGAGGGCCATCCTTACGCATATCGCCCTGCGTCATGGAGTTATTAACCATGAAAAACATACTGATGACAGTCGCTCTTGTAGCGGCTTTTTTTATGTCTGCCTGTACGACACCGGGTGGCAATCGTCTGAGTGCTGAACAGCAAGTACAGATTACCTGTGAAGGCATCATTTCAACAGTGCGCGTACTTGCTGGCTATCGTGCAGCAGGCGAACTGTCAGAGGAAACGGTGAAGACTGTATCTGATCTGATGCCATCCACTGTGAAGCTTTGTTCCGGCGAGGTGACGGATTACCAGACAGCCCTGACCACTTTACAGGAAACAGCTTTTGTCCTTCTGACTGTCAAGAAAGGTGTTGAATCATGAACCCGGCAACAATTGCAACAGTGAATGCGCTTATCGAGATCGGTGTGTTTGCGTTTAAATCAATCAGAGCCGTCCAGAATGGTGACAAAACACCAGAGCAAATCCGAGCCGAGTGGCCTGCTATAGCCGCAAAGTTAGAGGATGCTTGGACAGCTTGGGAAGCGGCGGGAAAATCTAATGGCTGACGGGTACGAGTTCACGCCTGAATATGATCTGGCCCAGATAAAAGCATCTCGTCCAAGTGGCGGGGTGTTGGTCTGGGTGTCGCCCGAAGATCCAGATAATCCTTTTACGGCTGCGTGTGCTCATAAAATCACCGGACCAAGGGGCATGGACGTTATTGTTCCGGGTGGTTTTAACTATGACGGTGCAAGCGTTCCTCGTTCGCTTTGGTGGTTTATTCCTAGAGCCGATGCTCGTTTTTTTCGGGCCGCGACCCTACATGATCTGCTTTACGCCAGCCGTGAAGGTTCCCGCGCTGTTGCCGATGCGATCCTGCGGATAGTGGCAGAACAAGACCGGATGCCGTGGCTCAAGCGGTGGGCAGCCTATATTGCTGTTAGGCTTGGTGGCCGGGCTGCTTGGCTGGATGATGATTAGGAAGAGGAATACTTCTTGGCAGGAATACCTTATATTTATACAAGATTTTTTGGGCTTGATACCAGAAGCTTTCAATGCCGTTGGTATGATTGCGTCTGTTTGCAAACAATGCCAGGGGAAGTATCCGAGGGCTTTGTTGCACGTTCAAAGACACCTGATGCACCTTTAAGTAATTGATCGCGCCATTGTTTGATTTGATTAGGATGGACATCAAAGTGCTGACCGAGTTCACTTAAGCTTTGCTCTCCTCTAACCGCAGCTAAGGCCACCTTGGATTTGAAAGCAGAGGTATGATTGCGTCGGGGACGTCGTGACAT